CTTCAGAAGAATATCTGGTGTCCTTAGTTTCAAAGTTTTTACCTTTAACATTAATAACCCATTTACCATCACCTCTTGTTTTAGATATTTGAGTTTTACCATCTGAATCTGTGGTAACCTCATCAACAATACCTTCACCACTATCGGAACAACCATCAGTCAAAGTAATGAATGATAATTTTTCGATATTGTACTTAGATTTGAATTTTGGAATTAAGTCAATCATAGTAGCAAGTGCCTGATTCAATGGAGTAGAACCTAAACCCATACATGAAGGCAAACTAATAGGTCTTGCTAAATAATTGCCATCAATATCACAACTAGACCAATCAACAATTGTTTTATTAGCATAACCTCTGTAATCAGTACATTCTAATGTCATGTATAAGTTCATCATGCCTTGTTCAAAATCTTTATTATTCATTTTGTGAGATATAAAATTTACTAGGTTGAAACTAGCTAAATGTAAATCACCTGATTTTAGGTCAAAAGATTTTGTTAAATTTTTCTCTCTTGAATCGTAATCGTATCTGTAATAATTACTGAAAGCGTAAACTTCAAATGGAATATTAATCTTTCTACAAAACCATGCAAGGTTCATCAACTGTTGGATAACAGAAGGTAATACTTCAGACATAGAACCTGACCAATCGACTAGAATAATCATACCGTGATTCTTAGCGTCAGGTATAACAGTCAATTTTTTGAATATATCATCTGTAAACTTGTAGTTTTTGAGCAACATTGGGTCAATAACACCAGTCTTAGAAGTATTTGCTCTTGCATAAGCAGTAGCAGACTTTTTCATTTCAAATTCTTTAACAAGATAATTAACAGTTTTCATACTATCTTTTTTGAATTTAGAATATCTGTTAGTCATTTCAGATTTGTATTGGTTATGATTTTGTTTATCAACATCAGCACCGAAATCTTTTAACCATTGTTTATAATTAATAATAGTATCATCTAGATTTGGTTTAGGCAGATTTGCATACTGTCTTTGATTACTAGAATTAGTTTGAGTTAATTCTTGAACTGCCTTTTCAAATTCTTGGTTAGTAATACCGAAGTCATCATCAGTATCTTGTGGTGCCATAGAAGTAGTTTTTTTGATTATTTCTTCTTCTGCTAATTTTTCAAGTCTATCTTGATATTCTGAATAAGTTTCATCTTCTTGTCTTTGAGTTGGATCCACTGGTTTTGAATCAGCGTCTTTATCTGAATTACTATCTGATTCTTGGTCACCGTCTTCGGAACTATTAGAATCATCTGATTCAGAATTTTCACCATCAGTATTCTCACCATCAATACTTTTGCCATCTTCTGATTTTTCAGAAGGCATTTGAATATCATTGACATCCATCATTTGTTCTTGGTCTTTTTGTTTTTGATATTTAAGAATTTGTTTTGCAAGTTTTACAACATCATCAAAAGATTTAATCTTATCAACTTTTTTTACAATTTTTAATTCTTCATCTGTAAAAGTAATGTTCATTCTTTCTAATGACTTACTTCTCATATTGATTTTATCTAAAATAGATAGAGTATTAATATCTCTATCTTGAAGACCATAAAAGTCTGAATCATTAAGTTTATCAAAACCTTTTTTGTAATCATTGATAACACCTGGATATGTATTTTGCATTATCTTATCAATTCTAGTATCTTCTAGAATATTAACTGCCATTCTCAATCTGTCATCAGAAGAAATTTCTGACCAGTCATCAACTTTAGTATGTAATGCATGACCACATTCGTGAGTAATCAACATATCATAGACATGTTTATCTTTAATTTTGAATATAGGTAATGTCAATACACGATTTGCAACATCAAAGGATGCTGTCGCAACATTATTATGCTGAACAGAAACATTCTCGGTAGCAAGTAATTTTGCTAATTGAGATTTGCTGTCTAAATTTATAGTATTTTGGAAGTCTTGTTTTTTAGTCTTTTTTATCTTTATCATGTGTACCATTATAGGACATTATGAGAGCTTTGTCAAGCACTTTCTGCCCGCCCATCTCATTGATTTATATAGGAATAAAAAAATAATTATAATTAGTGTAATGAGAACGATTCTCATTTGGTCTAAATTGTTCAATATTTGTACGATTTTCATACTTATGAGCTTATCATATATGGGATAGTTTGTCAAGCTTTATTTTCATTTATTTTTCTTGTATAAATAGTAGTATGAGTGGAAGACCAGTAGCAAGAGCAACAGCAATACCTTTACCAGGTATACCTTTCGTAGGTGGTGGTGGGGAAACATTAGCTATTGGTGATTTTATAGCACCACATAAATGTATTATACCTCATGCTACACCATTTGTAGAAGGTTCAACAAGTGTACTTACCAACAATCAACCAACTGTTAGATTTGGTGATAAGACATTATGTACAGATATGGCTGCCCCATTACAGATTTCAGTATTTGTCAATGGTAGACCAATTGCAACAATGGGTAGTCCTACAACAGGACATTTACCTTGTTTCCCACCATCAGTTATAGCTACAGGTTCTTCAAATGTATTTGCAACTCAAGGTGGCGTATAATGGCAACATTAACTAAACATGGTATAACATACTTTCAATCAGATTTAGAACCTGCTCCAAGTACTGTGAAGTCAGATTATGAAAATACAACTGTTGATGTAACAATTGATAATGTAACTTTAAATTTTACTAAAGATACAATAGGTGACCCAGATGTTATTTTTGCAGATAAGTTGGAAGTCTTTCAATATTTTGAATATGATTATTGTGAAAATAATCCTGGCACAATAGATAATGTTATAACTGCTTATGTAGGAAAGTATTATAGTGATACAGTAGTAAATCAAAAAACAATTGAGGATGATTAATAATGGCATTAACAAAAAGAAGTACAAAAGGTAGTGCATTAACACATACAGAAATGGATGCTAACCTAACTCATTTAGGTGGTGATGGTACATATGTTATGCCTACAACTGATGGTGATAGTGGACAAGTAATGTCTACTAATGGTGAAGGTCAAGTATCATTCACAACTCTATCAGGTGTAACTGCTACAATTGCAAATGCATATCCTGTAGGTTCACTTTACATGAACGCCAGTAATGCAACTAACCCAGCTTCACTATTAGGATTTGGTACATGGGCTGCTTTTGGGGCAGGTCGTGTTCTTGTAGGTATTGATTCTTCAGATACAGACTTTGATGGTGCAGAAGAAACAGGTGGTTCAAAAACTCACGCTTTAACAACTGGCGAATTAGCCGCACATAATCATGCAGTAGGTTCTAACGATTCAGGTACAGGACCAGGTGGGGCTGCAGGTAATCAGGAACATGTAAGGGACGCTGGCGTTGGTAATGGTCCAGCAACACCTACTAGTACCACAGGCTCAGGTACTGCTCATAATAATGTTCAACCCTATATTGTTGTTTATATGTGGAAAAGGACTGGGTAACCTGTATAAATAGTTAGCGATATGGCAAACTATGACGCTACAAATACTAACGAATCAAATAGAACTAGTAGGACTTTTAAAGACCTAGATTTAGACTTTGGTTTAAATTCAGTAACTAAGGATGTAAATAAACTTACAGACGCTGAATCTATTAAAAGAAGTGTTAGGAATTTAATTAATACTAATAATTATGAGAGACCATTTCATCCAGAAATTGGTTCTGGCATTAGAGGTTTATTATTTGAACCTTCAACTGAATTAACAACACATTTTATGCAACAAAAGATTGCTGAAATTTTAAATCAATATGAACCTAGAATAATATTAACAGGTGTAAAAGTTAGAGCAGATGACAATAGAAATGCATATAATTGCACAATAAGTTTTTTGATAGTAGGTTCACAAGAACCTGTAGAAGTAGACACATTTTTAGAGAGATTAAGATAACATGGCAAATGCAATTAGTAATAGAACAGATGTATCAGAATTAGATTATGACGCTATACGAAATAATCTAAAAACATTTTTAAGTAATCAGGCAGAATTTTCAGATTATAACTTTGAAGGTTCAGGTATGTCAGTATTGTTAGATTTACTTGCATACAATACTCATTACTTAGCGTATAATGCTAATATGTTATCAAACGAATTATATCTTGATAGTGCAGACATTCGTAAAAATGTTGTTGCATTAGCAAAACAATTAGGATATACTCCTAATTCACCAACATCACCAAATGCAGTTATTGATATTACTGTTAATGATGTTCCGGCAACAACTGCTTCTATTACAATGATAAAGGGAACTACATTTTCAACTCAAATAGACCAAGTAAGTTATACATTTTTAGTAAATGAAAATATAACAGCTACACCAACAGACGGAATTTATAAATTTTCAAATGTAAACATTTATGAAGGTACATCAGTATCTTATTCTTATACTGTTGATTCTTCAGATGTAGACCAAAAATTTATTATACCTAATAATCAAGCAGATACATCTACACTAAAAGTTAAAATACAAGAATCATCAAGTGATACTACAACAAACACATATAATAAATCTCAAACATTAACAGAATTAGATTCAACATCAAAAGTTTATTTTTTACAAGAACAAGATGACGGAAGATTTGAAGTTTATTTTGGTGATGGTGTTTTAGGTAAATCTTTAACAGATGGTAATATTGTAATTTTAGAATATATTGTAACTAATATGGCACAATCAAATGGTGCTTCATCATTTGCTTTAGGTAGCACAGTAGGTGGATTTACTAATGTTTCAATTACAACTGTATCAAATGCACAAGGCGGAAGTACTACTCAATCTAATAACTCAATTAGATTTAATGCACCTTTACAATATCAATCACAAAATAGAGCAGTTACAGTTAAAGACTATGAAACTTTAACACAAACTTTTTATCCTAATGCAGAATCAATAAGTGCATATGGTGGAGAGGATGCTGAATCACCTGTATATGGTGCAGTATATATTGGTATTGTTCCAAAATCAGGTTCAACTTTAACAGAAACTACAAAAACAAGTATTGTAAATAATTTAAAAAAATATAATGTTGCTTCTGTAACACCTGTAATTGTAACACCAGAAACTACATCTATTATCTTAACAACAAATGTTAAATATAGTGAAAACTCAACTACAAAATCAGGTGATAGTATAAGGTCAAATGTTGTAAGTACATTAACAAACTATAGTAGAAGTAATTTACAAAAATTTGAAGGTCTATTTAGATACTCACAATTAATGCAAAAAATAGATGATACAGATACAAGTATTTTATCAAACATAACAACTTTAAAAATTAGAAAAGATTTTACACCTACATTAAGTAGTGCTATAACATATAATGTTTATTATAGAAATGCATTATATAATCCTCATTCAGGTCATAATACAGACATGGGTGGTATTTTAGAATCATCAGGATTTAAAATACAAGGCAATGATAATGAAATGTTTTTAAATGATGATGGTCAAGGTAATGTTAGAATGTATTATTTAGTAAGTGGTGTTAATACTTATCATAATACTACACAAGGAATAATTAATTATACAACAGGACAAGTTACTTTAACAGCATTAAATATTGCTTCAATATCAAACATTAGAGGTAGTGCTTCAACTGTTATTGAATTAACTGCTAAACCAAGTTCAAATGATGTTATACCTGTAAGAGACCAAATTCTAAAAATAGATGTTGCAAATTCAAATGTAATTGTCGATAGTGATTCTTTTGCAAGTGGTACATCAGATGGTGGAACA